TTGATTCAATTTTCTTTTGATGCATAACCATTTTTTTCCAATAATGTTTTCTTGCATCAGTTGCTGTAGTATTTGGTGTATTAAGTTCCATATCCCAACCTCTCATAATCTTCTTTATATCTTTCGTATACAATTTCTCTCATTTCATCTGTATAATATGTTTCCCACGAATCATGAATAGTAGAATTATATTGTGTATCAGAAAATTTGAAACCAACATAATCTTCCATTTTTTCAAATTCATCTTCTTTTCTAAAACATTTAACATCTATATTATCAAGTTCATAAATCCATTTACACTGTAAATCATATGGTTTCCAAAAACATTTTTCAGCGACAAATATTGACCAAGGATGTTTATCATCTACAAACTCATTAAAATAATATTTTATTCCATTATCTTTTATAAAAGATTCAAATGTAATATTCCAAGGTGTTTTATTTTGTTCAGTTCTTCTTTTTTTAATAAAATTAAACCAACTTAATAAACGATCTGCTGGATGCCGAACAATAGTTATCCAAGGTAAATTATCAAGTTGCGGTATATTTTTTAGTTGATAAGATATAGGCTGATGCCAGTAATAACAATCTTTTGATTTAATATTTTTAGGTAAATAATTTGTTCCTCTAACTAATTCTTTTGGAACTCTTCTTTTAAAATTAACACCAGCATTTTTAGGAATATGTAAAAATGCCCAATCATCAGTATAAATCATTTAATAAAGCCTTCTTTCACTAAAGATTTTTTTATGAGTTGTTTTACATTTTCAATATTAAGAGAAACATATAACATAATGACCGCTCGATAAGTATTGCTGTAATTAAACACATT